CCGTTTCTTTATGATGTTTGCGACCTTCCGAGTAATTACGAGCTACCTGAAAATGATACGATATTTATAAACCCAAGTCGAATGAGTAAGATAATAGATTTCATAGTTGGTGCCGGTGAGCCGATGGAGCAGGACGATACCGACTTTACAAATAATAGCCTTGTAGTGCCGCCTTTGGTATTTATAGATGGGTTAATTTTGACGTATCAAGTAAGGAGCGACAGGCGTTACATTTCATTTAATTTAGGAACTAAAACAATTACAATCCATGGAGGCGTTAATGAAGGAGAGAATGTGCAAATTTATATTTAGTGCATTATTACTTTGCGCATCATTTGCAGGCAAAGGGCAAACCGTTGATGGCAAGCTTTACACGATATTCAATAACTGGTATCAGTGGAGCGGGGGGAAGTTTAATACTAACTTAAATATCCCGAAGGTTACAGCCACAACGGGGAGGGATACTGGTGGCATTCGTTACAACCTTGCAGACAGCTCGATGTATATTTGGACTGGTAGCCAATGGCGAAAAGTTGGCGACGGCGGTTCATCTTTAGATACTTCGAGCCTTAGCAATAGAATTAATCAGCGTGTGAAATATACCGATACGGCCGCCATGCTTTCGCCTTATTTGCGAAGTGCAGATGTTACAACTCCTACCTTGCAGCAGGTTACAACGGCGGGGAATACAACGACAAATAATATAACTTTAAAGGATTTATCAACTGACGAGAACAGAATAACACTAACAAAAAATGTCACAAGTGCAGTAATACAACTTTTAGCAGGGGAAGGTGAAGTAGGATTATACAATGATAATAATGTTAGGAGAATAAGATTAGGAACAACATCTATTAGAGATAATGATATTAACTCGATTGATAACATATATTTACCCGATTCATCAGGAGTATTAACGCAACGTGTAAAAGTAAATGGAACTACTTACAATACTGCTGATAATGGTGTTATTGACTTAGGCACTATTTCAAGCGATACAACTTCATTAAGCAACCGTATAAATGAGCGGGTAAAATATACCGACACGGCGGCAATGCTAAGCCCTTACCTTCGCTCAAATGTGGCGGCTGCAACTTATCAACTTATTGGCAATTACGACACCGCCACCGTAGTAAAAGCATACGTGACCAATGCCGAAGCGATTACCATTACAAAGGGTCAGGTAGTTTATATTTTTGGGGCAAGTGGCGATAGGGCAAGCGTAAAACTTGCACGAAATACATCAGACACATTCAGCTCTAAAACATTGGGTATTGTACGGGCGGATATTGCAGCGGGACAGGCTGGATGGATTACAACACAGGGGCAGGTTAGCGGGATTAATTTAAGTGCATATAGTCCGGGGGATATTCTATGGCTTGATAGCGTGCCGGGTGGGTTTACGGTCACAAAGCCACAAGCTCCTTATCATAGTGTTTTTGTTGGTGTTGTTGAAAGGGCGAACGCTGGGAATGGTTTGATATACGTTAAGCCACAAAACGGTCAGGAATTAGGGGAGCTACATGACACAAAAATAACTTCACCCACAAATAATCAAGTTTTGGCTTATACGGCTGCAACTGATATTTGGGAGAATAAGACCGTTGAAAGCATCCTGCAATTTGATACCATTCCTTTGGCGGTATTTGGTGCTGGTAGCGGGGCGGCAGGTGATACGTTGGCTTTCAGCACATCGGCGGTGTATGGTAGCTTTTACAATGCAGGCAGCGATACTTTGATAATTACTCAAATGAGAGCAGGGGTGTTGGGTACTTCGCCAAGTATTACGACAGAGGTTTATTGGAACGATAGTTTAAATATTACGGCGGGGGCAACGATACTTGTAAGCGGTGGCACATCGGTAACGGGTACGATAGGTGCGACAAACGTAACATCATTCACCAATAATAAGATTCCGCCAAATGTGTGGGTGTTTGTACGTACATCAGCGGTGGCAACAAAGCCGACTTATTTTACTTTGACCTTATTAGGGTATAAAAAGAGAATATGAGATTTACTTTTGTAATATTACTTTTTCTTAGTTTAGGTGCGGATGCGCAAATGATTATTAAGGCGCACGCTAATTACGTGCCGTTTGCGTCTGCTAATCTTTTATTAGATCAGTACTCAGGGGCGGCGGCTGCTTATTCTTTGCGTAAACTTAGAACGGCATATACAGGCAGCGCAATAAGGGTAAGGCGGTCAAATGATAATAGTGAGCAGGATATTGGGTTTACTTCATCGGCAGGGGATTTAGATACGGCTTCGCTTAAAACTTTTGTCGGTGCAAATAGTGGGTTTGTGACAACGTGGTATGATCAATCTACAAATGCAAGAAACGCAACGCAAACAACGGCAGCTAATCAGCCGAGGATAGTTAATGCAGGAACGGTTGAAAGAATTGCAGGTGAGCCGTCTATATTTTTTGATGGTAGTAATGATTTTTTTGCCGCAAATGGAGTAAGTGGCGATATTACAGGAGAAGATAAGCCATTTAGCAATTATAGTGTTGTAAATAAAACAAATACTAATACTCAGGGGAATGTTGTATCACTTGGTAGGACTACTGATGCAAACCCATTTATACAGGTATCTTTAAATGCAAGTGCTGCGTTTTCGTATTCAATAAGAGATAATAATGGCACTTTAGTTACAAGAGGTGCATCTGGTATATCTTATTCAGCCAATACTAATTATTTATTTACGACTATAACTACTGGAACATCTGTAAATTTTTATGTTAATTCAACAGATAGAACCCCTGTAACTAATAGCGCAAATGTTGGTACTTTAACATTAAACACATTTACAATAGGAGTTTTACAAAGAAATACTTTAGCAAATTATTACGGGGGTTATATTTCAGAGGATATTATTTATGCTTCTGATAATTCTTCTAACCGCACCGGAATAGAAACAAACATAAATAACTATTATGGCATATATTAAATATATACTTACTTTATTAATTATTATTTTATCACTATCAATGAGCGCACAAAATTACATTAAGGTTTTACCACAAGCAGGATTAACAAGCGAGCAGAGGGCGGAAGCTATTAGTTACGAACTATGGGCAATAAGCAGACCGCCTGCAATTAGAAACCCGAATGATGTAACGACCTATCTTTTTGGATGGGTGAAGCATCCAACACAGGATTCTGCATATACAGATATAGTAAATACAGCTTTGGAGATTGATTTAAATTACAATATCGTTGTGCATCCAGAAAACAATCTGACAAATCTTATCTCTTTATTTCCTGAGTTATCGCAAGCGGAAAGGGATGCTTTAGCGGCGTTTATCGAATCGCAGCAAAGCTTTGAATTTAGGTATATAGTACCGAGCGGGGTTACTATTTATACAAAACAACAAATGGAAGATAATGGTTGGTTTCCTAAAAATGAAGAATTATAAAAATGAATGCAAAATTTGAATTTTTAAGCGTGTGGGTTTTGGGTTTGTTTGCAATGGTTACAAAACACGATATGCTAATTTATATTGCAATTGGTTACAACGTAATTGCAACTATTAAAAACATCCCCGGAGCGTACAAAAATATTAAAGAATTTAAAAACAAAGTATATGCCAGAATGGTTAAAAAAGATCAGTAAAACTGACATTCGTAATATCCTTGCAATTATTATCGTAATCGGTAGTTTTTTACTTTTGTATTTATTGCAGGTGCGACCCATCCCGGAGCAAAACCATGACCTTGTATTAACGGCTGGCGGCTTCATTTTCGGCGGTGCGCTTGCAGGTGTGGTGGGCTTTTATTTCGGAGCTACAAAAGGGGATAAAAAAGGTAGTGATGCTGAATAAATACATATTGATATTATGCCTTTTCGCATCATGCGCTACCCCTAAAAAGCTCGATCGGTTGATGAATAAGCTACCGGAGGCGGCGGCTAAAGAATGCGCTAAAAGGTATCCTGTAAAGGAGAGTATCGATAGTATTATTGTAGTGGATTCCGCTGCCATTCAGAATTACCAAAATGAGTTATTTCTATTATGGAAACAACTCGACAGCGTTTTATCAATCGGATGCGATACCATTACAAAAGTCAAGATAAACGAAATAATCAAAACACTCCCGGCGAAGACTGAAACGAAATTGATTACCCGCACCATCGAGAATACGGCGCAGGTTCAGGTATTAAGGGATTCCATCCAAACGCTAACCAAAACCGCTATGGAGAGCCAAATAAAAGCGGACAATTTAGAGGTTAGGATAAAACTTTACAAAAGGCAAATAGGATGGATGTGGATCGTTTTATTGCTTTTGGCTATTATTATCGGACGTAGTTTTTATAAGTTATGAATAAAGGAATTGCAATCATTCGCAAATATGAAGGCTTAAGGCTGCAAGCCTATATTTGCCCATCCGGGCTGCCAACAATCGGTTTTGGCGCAACTTTTTTTGAGAATGGGTCGAAGGTAAAAATAGGCGATAAAATAACAATGGAACGAGCTGACCAACTTTTATTCTTTCAGGTTAGTTTGTTTGCAGGCGAAGTAAGGCGTACCGTGAAATCAAACCTAAACGATAATCAACTGGGGGCACTTGTATCCTTTTGCTTTAATGTCGGCGGCGGCGCTTTTAGCCGCTCAACCCTTGCACGCAAAGCCAACGCCAACCCCAACGACCCCACCATTCGCAATGAGTTTATGCGTTGGACAAGGGGCGGGGGCAAAGTGCTTCCGGGGCTTGTTAAGCGGAGAGAGGAAGAGGCCACTTT